ATCGCCAATAATCCATAAGAAGCAATAAATATGCTCCGTGCTGTTCGGTGGTAAGTCTAGCTGTATCTGCTAGATAGTCCCCAATATAAAGGGGCATCCATATATCTGCTTTTTGCATACAATTCCTTGTCAAAGGTAGTCAAAATAGGGTGGACTTGGCAGAGAAGTGACTAAGTTCCTTTTTGGGTCAAGTAATGAGCTTTTCCCTAGCCTGTCCATAGATTTTACTACTTATTTCTGTTTTTTAGTTCTTTTTGGCTGAACAACAGTCTCAGTTTCTTCGGGTTTAATTTTATATTCATCAATTGCTTTGGTAAGGATACCCACAAGACCCCATTGGACAAGGGTTTCAAGCCCTTCTTTGTCAAAGTCAACTTGAGCGTTGGCTGATCCATCTTCGTTTTCCTTAATGATTTTTACGTCAATTTTCATTTTGTTGATCCCCCATAGACTTGATGATCCATATAGTTTAATCGTTCTCTAAGTTGTGATAATTCTTTTGTTAAAAAATCAGTTTTGTATTGTAATTGTTTAATTTCTTCGTCTGCTCTTGCAAGCATTTTAAGTAACATTTCTTCTTTATTCATTGTAGTTCGGGCCAAATAATGTGCCAGGACTTAGGAAATATATCCTTGCGAGTAATTAAACCATGCGACTCTTTTTCAAGAGTTGCGCCTAAAAATGCAAATTGCGATGATGGTATGTTGTTTTTTCGCCACATTGATACAGCATTTGGTGAAATACCTACCAATTTAGCAACTTTTGTAGTACCACCTAGCAAATCAATTATTGCTGAATCTGTTAGTTTTAGCTTCATTCAATTATCTTACATCGTATGTCGTTATTTTGCAAATAGTTCTTGACAGCCTATGAAATATGCTTACAATCAATTTTATAGCAATTTCGCTATGTATTTCGGGGGAACGAAATGGGTGAATTACACCAACTGATGTTAGAGCATGAAGAATTTTTAGAAAAGGCTTTAGATGATATGGAATTCAGTAATGAATTTATGTCACAAGCGCAAGTTGATTGCATACGCCAAGCGTGTGGTAAGCCACGCAACGCACAAGTTAATCTTGTATTGCGTGATGTTATTAATGACTTTGGCAAAATCTTTGGGGGTCAATTATGAATCAATCAGATTCAATCGCTAAATTAGCAACTGCTTTGTCAATTGTTCAGGGGAAATTAAGCCATGCTAAAAAAGATTCAGAAAATCCGTTTTTCAAGTCTAAGTACGCTGATCTTGAGTCTGTGTGGGATGCTTGCCGTGATCTTTTGGCTGCAAACGGCCTTAGTGTTATCCAGCTTCCTGGAGAAACTATTGTAAATACAATAGTAGCTAATGAAAGAGAAACAGTTATTGCAGAAATGTCATTAACAACAATTCTTGCTCATAGCTCTGGCGAATGGATAAGCCAACAAATGTCTTTACCTATGTCAAAGGTAGATGCTCAAGGCGCAGGGTCTGCGTTAACTTATATGCGTAGATACGCATTAGCAGCAGTAGTAGGAGTAGTACAAGCTGACGATGATGCAAATGCAGCAGTAGTAAGCAAGTCTAGTAGTGCAATGAAAACCATAGCCAAAGATATTTTATAAAGGAAACAACATGGCATATATACCTAAAGAAGGCTCAGGGAGTCTATTTAAAAATGATCGCAAGACTACAGATACGCACCCTGATTGGACAGGCACAATTATGGTTAATGGTAAAGAACATTGGCTTTCGGGTTGGGTTAAAGAAGGCAAAAAGGGTAAGTTTTTTAGCATATCAATTGGCAAAGAAAAACTGCCTATGGGATTTAAAGCTGCTGGATCGGATGAGCTACCTAAATCTGATCCTTTTATTGATGATAGTGTTCCTTTTTAGGAGATAGTTATGCAGAACCAAATTAAAGACATTATTGAAACTAAATACACGGAAAAAGTATGGATGGGGGTCAATGTTGATGAAGAACAACAACTCATTAGTTTTAGACCGGAAGATTTAGCATCAGTCATTAAGGCGGTTCTGCTTGTTGCAGCAGACTTATGCGTATTTCAAGAAGATAGCATGAGAATTACTAACTACTCTAAGGGCATTTAATGGCCTGCAAAAACTGTAAATTTTATGTATTTATGCAAAATGATATGCTTGGTGCTTGTAAGCTCAATCCTGTTGTGGTTAATAAATCGCCATCAGATTGGTGCGGTCAAGAAATCCCAGCACAATATGAAGCAGCAATAATTCCAGATGCACCTGTAGAAGTTGTGTATGACATTAACACGGATGAAGTAAAACCAAAAAGGGGAAGAAAAAGTGCTAATAAAGGACAGTCAAAGTGAGAGTGGGCATTGGTATGACGAATTGGGCAATCCAGCCTACGAAATCATCGGTGCAAACGGAAAACAAAGAGCGACAACCTTACGAGATGCCAAGAAACTTGGTTTATTGCCCAGCGTTACCACAGTCATTGGAGTTGCAGCAAAGCCAGGACTTGACAGATGGAAACAAGAACAGGCCATCCTTGCTGCACTTACATTACCTCGCCTAGATGGTGAAGAAGAAAAAGATTGGCTTAGTCGTGTATTAAGCGATTCAAGGGCGCAAGGAAAAGATGCTGCGGCAAGGGGAACTGCCATTCACAACATCATTGAGAGCTTCTTTGACGGCATTTTGCTGGAATCAGTACCTACCTATTGCCGTAACGTAGAAAACGCCTTACAAGCCGCTTATGGGGCTAGGGCATGGCTTCCTGAAGTTAGTGCAAGCCATACAGAATTAAAGTTTGGTGGCAAAGTGGATTTATACGCTAAAGCAGACAAGATTAAAGGTGTGCCAGGCATAGTTGTAGATTTTAAGACTAAAGAAGTCCCTTTGGAAAAGGTCGTTCCATACGATGAGCATATCATGCAAATGGCAGCTTACCGAGAATTGCTTGGTTTAGAGGGTGCTAGATGCGGAATTATGTTTGTAAACGGCTTAACTAATGAAGTGAAGTTGTGCGAAATCCCAGAAGATGAGCTACAAAAGGGATTAAAGTGCTTTTTCCACTTGCTTCGTTTTTTTCAGTTAAAATCGGGACTATAGAATTTATGGGGCTGGCATTGGTGATCCCCCGCCAAAAATCCTTCCGTGAGGTGTCAGCCCCACCCTGTTGTAAAAATACAACACCTAAATTATTTTTAAGAATATTGACCTAGATCAAGATTTTTATTCAAATTCTGTAATAAATTACATACATCAGGTCAACGACACTATTCAGCTCTATGGCTCTTAGAGATTTCAGACTAAAAAGACTTTGACCTGACTTTTTTAATTTTGGGGGAAATATGAAAGCAACTTTAATAGAATTAGCATTAGGTGGCCTTATGGGTCTGGTAATTGCAATCGTTATTTTTGGTGTTAATTATTTACGGACAGGGTATGTAATATGATTGATAAATCTGTTTTTTCCATACGAATGATGGAAACCCTTAAAAATAGGGAAATGTTTAAGAATAGAGCGCAGATTACTTTATTGTTAGAACGCAGAGGTAAAACTTTAGAAGCAAAACGTAAGCTAATAATGATTGCTAATTCGCCATTGTTTTATGCTTTTGGATATGAATATAACGCTCAAGAAGGAAGAAATTATGGTTTTGGATACTGAATTTGACGTGCCTGATAGGGCTAATTACAAATGCTATAAATTAGGCAATGTAATGTATATACCCCATTATGAGTTACCTGGTGTGTTTGTAGGTCCTAGTAAACGTAAAGAAAGCAAGTTTATACGAGCAGATTACGTTGCACGACACTTCTATAAAAGTGAACTTGTAAAGATGGGTGCTACAGAACATATTGAGCAGCTTTGGACAACTTCAGCAAGGGATCAAAAATGAGCTTATGGGATGAAGCTGGTGAGCTTGAAAAAATCGCTAATCAAATAAGCTGTTTAGGCAATGTTTTAGAGTTAGTTGCTGAAAAACTTACAGAAAATACAGAAAGTGGCACTCTTTGGCTTTGTAAAGACGTTTGTGTCAATATTTCTGAGCGTTTAAATCAACGTATTGTTGCTCTGTTAAACATGGACATGGACAATAAAAAGAAATGAACGCAAATGAACTAGCTGATTTAATTGGTTTGTGCGGTGATGGTGGATATAACCAAGATGCCGCCACCATGCTACGCCAACAACAAGCAGAAATAGAAGAATGGAAGCGTAAGTACAAAGATATGCACAACTTGGCTACACAGACAATGAGCCGAGTGCATCAACTAGAAAAGGCAAAAGCAAATGAACAATGAACCAGTAGCGTAAATTATAGAATCTGACGAAGAATTTAAAAATGGTAAAAATTATCCGACTTTGGATTGGTATGTAAAAGATATTTTAAATCTTCCAATAGGAACAAAGCTCTATACCCATCCAGTAAAAGAACTAACAGATGATGACATATTAAAATTAGCCAAAAAATCAGGTTTTGTTTTATACAAAAACAATATCGACTGGAGTAGCAATTATGATAAAGAAATAAAGCAATTTGCTAGAGCAATACTAAAAAGGGCTTCTGAAAAATGAAAGATTTGTTTGAATATAAAGATGGCGAACTTTATTGGAAAGTTAGTCGTGGTCGGCAAAAGGCTGGCAGTTTGGCTGGTGCAACCATTACAGACGGCTATAAACAAGTTTCTATTAACAAAAAACGATATTTAGTGCATAGAATAATTTTTCAAATGTTTCATGGTTATATGCCTGAAGCACCTTTAGAAATTGACCATATCAATCGAATTAGACATGACAATAGAATCGAAAATTTAAGGGTTTTAAGTCATGCTGAAAACATGAAACATCGAAAGGCAAGTGAGAAATGATTGATTATCTTAACAACGGCAAAGTCTTAATTAGCTCTAGGTATGACGAAAACCCACTTAAACCTCGTTATACAGAGCACGACCCAGATATGTTAGAGATTCAAAAATGGTTAATTGGCGATCCTTATAAGCTGCGTTTTGAATATTGGTGCAATGTGGCTTATATTCTTTTTCTTTGTTTTGTAGTTTTAGTGCTTGCGCTTAAACATTGAAGCCATTTAGCCAATATTTACACGATAAATATGATGCGCCTGCTCGTAAAGCTGTATCTGATTGGGTGCAGATGAAATGGGGAGTAGAGTGTAAAGATAACCCTAATAAGTATGGAGTTGATCTAATCGTTTGTCGATCAGGTGTTCCAGTTGGTGCGCTTGAGGTAGAAGTTCGTCAAGAAGGGTTTGATCAATTTGGTAGTATTCACAAAGCGCAACGTAAAGACAAGCTAACTCTAGGTAATCTGCCTGTTTTATTTTTTGCTTTAACTCATGACTTACATCGTGCTTATTGGGCAAAAGTAAGCTCTTTAGAGAATTGCCCATTAATTGAAGTCCCTAACAAATATGTTGCTAAAGGGGAGTTGTTTTACGACTGCCCCATCAAATTATTTAAAATAGCTGAATTAACAGACCTATTTTAATATTTTCGCATATTTGGTAAAGGAGCTTCTTTTTGGCTTGCTTGGTGCGGATGGTGAGCTTTCTCCATAGGCAAAGCAATATGTTTATCTAGCTTTTTTTCTAAGCGTTCTAAACGATCTTCTGTGCGATGCTCAGAGTCTTTAACATAATGACCTGTTTTTGTAAGTTTTTGCTTATGTTCTTTAATTTCAAATGCCATTTGCTTCTCCAATCATTTTTAATGCGTTAAATTTAACATCTTCAACTCGTTTAAGCCAGCCTTTACCAAATACAGGAAAAGTCTTTAAACCTTCATAAAAGTTAATTTTACGCTGACTAAACGCATCTACAATATCTTCTGGTTTCTTTTGATCTAAAAGCTGCATAGTTCTTGGGCCAATAGTGCCATCAGGCATACATTGTATGGCTTCTTGTAAGAGCTTTACAGCCCTTCCGGGCCCCATGTTGACTGCTGCATCAAATAAGCAATAATCAACGCCTAAAGGCAACTGTGGTGCGTAGCAAGCCATCCAATACTTAGCCTTATAAAGTCCTGATACTTGATCAGGTGTAAGGTTACGCATAATCTTGTCATCTACAGGATGACCTAGCCATTCTTCAAGAACTCGTTGAGTTACACCTAAATTAGTAACTCCACCTGGGTCTTGACTATTATTAACGTAGCCACCTTCTGATTTAAGAACTAAATCAAGGCATTTATCAAAGTTGTTTTGCACTATCTAATCCTATTTGAGTCCGAATCCAATCTTGGGTTGATTCGAGTTGTTGGGTGGTTGTGGCACATTGTTCGGCAAAATCCAATGTGTTGATGGTAGTGCCATTAATTGTGATGGTGGCGTTGGGAACGCTGGACATTGCACCGCTACCGGTGTCGTTGAGCATCCTGTGATAAAAATTGTGAATATTACTGACATTAGCGTTGTACGCATCTGTTACTCCTCTATTTATTAATTCTTGTTCTTTAAGTTTTGCCTTGTTTTCGGCAATTTGTTGTTCTGCAACAATTTTGACTTTATCTTGGAAATCAACAAAGCGAATATGCTCAATATAGAAACCACTAGAAAAACTACCAAGTACAAGTACAAGATATATGTAAGTTTGTCCACTTAGACCGCCTAAAAGATTAAGTAAAAAGCTCATTGTGGCTCTGCACCAGATACTTGTTTTGCTGCTACTGAAGCTGCGCCTGAACCTGATACGATTCCTAAAGCACCAGCTAATTCAGTAAGGCTAATATCTTTGCCTGTATAGATTAAATAGATTGCAGAACAGCCAACAAGCAAAAATCCAAGCATCCATGCCCATTTAGCAATGTCATGCGTATTGTTGTCTTTACCTGTCAATATGTGTGTAAAAATTTCATTCATAATTTATAACCCCATGTTAAATACCATGATATTAATGCTGCAACTGCAAAACAATAAAACTGTACTTTACGCACTTCTTTTAGATCATGCTTGAACGCTTCATTATTTGCACGTTCCATATTTTCTATGTCTAGCTTGATCTTTAAAACTGCATCCCATTCTTTAGCTCCATATTTCTTAACAAAATCTATCTTTAACTTTGCTTCTTTGTCGCTAATTTGTTTCTTTTGTTGCCAATCTTCTAAAGCCTTAATTAAGGCCGTTTGCTTACGATGTTCTTCTTCTCTTGCTACTCTACGTCTTTCCGTTGCTTTTTGTTGCGCTACAGCAAGTCCGTCATGCTGTATTCCTTCTATGCTTTTAGTTAAACCTTTACTAGCCTCTCTGCTTGCATCAATACTGCTGCTAAGAGTTTTTGCCCCTTGTGCAATACCGAATGGGTCTGACATGGTTCATTTTGCGCTGAAATAATGAGCTATAAAACCTATAAAAGAACTAATGCCTGATACCACCATCATGCCTACCCAAAAGCCACCACGACCTTTATTTGCCATAGCTAATAGTTCTTTAACATCTGCTCTTAGCTCTGAAACTTCATGCTCCATAGCTTCAACCTTTTGCCACATTACCCCTATTTTTACTGGATCAAGCTCTATCATTATTATGCTTTCTGGATGTATGCCAAAGCATAATAAGGTGGAAGATTCTGATTTGTACCGCTTGTACCAGCAGTAGCAATAGTTGTTCCTACTGTAATTCCAGTAGTTGAAGTACCAGTAGTTGTAGAACCAGCTAATGCTCTTGTTGGCTGATCTTGACCACCTAATCCACCAGTAGTTGTAGCTAATGTATGGTTATGTCCTGGGTCAGTTACAGTTGAAGTAGCAGTATGAGTATGGCTTACTACAATAGCATCTGCTGTACCGCCTGTTGCGCCTACTGCATATGTATTGCCTGCGCCTACAATAAATGAGTTGCGTAAATCAGGTGTTCCGTTTGTACCATCGCACAAATACCATCCACTAGGAACTGAGCCTGTAGAACCTGACCATAAAATAATACCGCCACTAGGAACTGCTGGTGCGCTTGTGGGAGCGTTTTGAAGAATAGGGTATAGATTATCTAAAGTTTGTATAGAAGTCGCTGTAGCAGACTGTATAACGAATTTATAGCTATATCCTGTAAACATCCATATCTCGTATGGAACACGACCAGCAGAGTCCAAAACAATAGGATTAGCGTTAGCAACTGTTCCGCCATTGTCTGTATAAGTAGCTAATGGGGTGCTTGTACCAGCTTGATAAGTATAAATTAACCCACCAGCTAAAGGTACACCATTATTATCAAAGTATTGTTGACCTACGCCAACTGGGGATAGTAGAACTGATGCCATTATTGAGTACCTTTTTCTTTTTGTACTTGTTGCAAATAAGATTCAAACGATGCAAGTGGAATTTTACCTATGCCATATTTGCTTGGTGCTTGTAATAAATCTTTTAATGCTGTGCTTCCAATGCCTTTTTCAAGATAAGAAGCAAAAGCTGGGCTATAAAGTGCTTTTTGCAACGCTTTAGGTGCTATATATGCACTTGTACCAATTCCCAATGCTTTTCCTATATCGCCTTCTTTTGCATAATCATAAGCAGCTAAAGCGGTAGGAATTGCTGCTTGTCCTGCCAATCTAGCGGTAGTTCCACTATTTGCCATTTTTTCAGGAAGAATATTTTTTCCAGCTTGAGCTAATTTAGCAAGTTCAGGATCATTTTGATAAAAAGCACCACGTTTTCCTTTTGTGGTTAAAGAGTTATATAACAAAGATGGGCTTACATGACCTTCAGGGTCTTTAAGAGCAATATCCTCAATCTTTTTCATATTGCCATATTGTTTATTTGTGGCTTTAAGTAAATCAATGTCCCCTTTTTTGCCAAATTTATCTACAGTATCAGATAAACCATCTAATAATTTATTTTTAATTTCGCCAGCATAATGAGCAGATAAACCACCTTGCTTTTCTAAAGCATCTAATTGACGTTTAAATGCTTGATATTGTTTTCCATCTAAATGTCCCATATTGGATTTAGATTTATCAATAATGTCATTTACAATATTTCCAACAGCTTTTTCATTTGAAGGCAAAATTCTTTCTGCTTCATTTTTTAAACCATTTAAATCATTTTGAAAGTTTCTTGTAACACGAACACCATTGCGTTCAAAAAGTTGATCGTAAGTATCACCTAAACGAGATTTAGCATTTTGTATTACTTCAGGGGTAATTTGTTCTACATCTTCCCCCATTGTTTTTGCTACTGCTTTTGTATAAGCATTATTTTGAACATGAGAAAATGCTTGATTTTCACCACCAGTAAAAGGATTATCAGATGTAAGTCTTTTTGCCCATTGTAATGCTTTAGAGCCTGTAGCTTGTGCCGCATCTAATGGAACGCCTGCATTCTTAAGAACTTGAACTGATTTTTCACCAATATCGCTTAAACCTTTACCAATAGGTTGAGCAGCTTTACCGATTGCGCCAACAATTCCTTGACCAGCACCACCTAAAACAGCTCCTGAAGCAATATTAAATGCTTTGCTTTCTTCTGGTAATGTAGGTTGAACTGCGCCCATAGTAGCACCAGTTAAGGCTGCTTTACCAATAGTACCACCTGGTAATGCAATAGCTTGACCAACTTCTCCAGCAACATTACCTAACATCCCTGGCGTTGTTTCTAATAAAGGTTTATTAGCTTCTCTTTGTGCAAGAATTTCAGCTTCACGATTAGCGGCAACTTCTTTAGCAGAAGGTAACCCTAGTTTTTCTGCTGCTTTTGAAACTTTTGGAAATGCTTTTTCTAATTGTTGAGCTAATGGGTCTAATGCTTGACCTATTCCGGTTATAGTAGTTTCACCAGAAGCCTTTAAACCTTTAAGAAATAACTCAGATTTACTTAATCCTTTAAGATTTTCAGGTAAATCTTTAGTAACTTCTTCCGCTTTAATAGGTTCAGAAATTTGCACTTCAGAAGGGTTTATAGGTTCATAACCAGAAACTTTAACTGACCCTAAAGGCTCAACTTGAGATGAATCAATAGCCATCTTTGATCCAACATTTTTAAGGTAATTTTGTGTTTCAGTTGCCGGTGGTTCATTTCCAGCTAAAACAGCTTTAGCAGCTTTTGTGCCACCATTGTAATGAGCAACAGCAGCTTTCCAACTGCCATATTGATTTTTTAAATCTGATAAATATTGCGCTGCACCTTTGGCAGAGCTAATTGGATCAGAAGTATCAACTCCATAAGCATCAGCCGTTGCTGGCATAAACTGAAATCGACCTTTAGCACCTTTGGGGCTTATTGCGGTATCACCACTTTTTTCAGCACCGACAATAGCGGATAATGCACCTTCTGGCAAATCATATCTCTGCTCAAGAGAAGCATATAAATTATCCATTATTTATATTCCCAAGTTTTACCACCATCATGGCTTACTACATCATGGCCTTTATATTTTCCATAAGTTGGATTGCCACGTTCTTTTCCTGTAACAGTATTTTGTTTTTGAGCAAACTTTTCTAAAATATGTTGTTGTGATTCTGCAACATGAGTATCAGGATTTAAAATTCCTTTTTTAGCTTTTTCAAGCAAAAATTGTTGTTCTTCAATAGGAATAGCATTTTGTTTATGACCAAATTCAAAGAAACGTTGCAATGCTCTTGGGTCGCTACTAATATCAGGATTATTTTTAAGATAATCGTTCATCATATTAGCCGTTGGATTACCTTGCATTTGACCAATGTTAGCGGTTACAGTTTGAGCAATAAATTTGTTTAAAGATTGTGCCGCAGATAAATCACCTTTGGCAACTGAATCAACTAAAGATTGTGGTGCGCCTACAGCTTGTAATTTTTGAGCAATATCTACATAAGTTCTTGAGCCAGCACCAGGCTTAAACTCTTTCATTAAGTTTTCAGCTTCATTTAGTCGCATTTCAACTTGTGTAGCACCAGCAACACGATTAGTTAAATCTTGCTGATATTGATTAAAGTTTGCAACTCCTGGTGTTGTTGGGTTTGATTCTCCAAGCGTTTTTCTTGTTTCTTGTATTGGATTTGTAATGACAGTTTGACCTAAAGCGTTTGTTGATGGCTGTTGTAATGCTGTTTGTGCTTGTGTATCTAAGCCAGCAAGCATACGAGTTTTAAGAAATTGTCTTAATCCTTGACCATTTGTTTGATTTACTGCTTCAAGATAAGGGGCATTAAGTTCTGCTGCTTTTGTTGGGTCTAATCCCATTTCTGTAGCAGCTTTAGCTTGTCTTTCAACTAATTTAGCAATCTTGTCTTTATTTGCTGCTGCAAATTGTGGGTCTTGTTCTGCTTGCACAATTAAAGGATCATTAATTAATGAAATTTGATTTTGTCGCATTTTGTCAGCAAAATCTGTAGATAACCCTAATTTAGCTTTAGCTGCACTTGTTTCTGCTGTTTCTGCTGCTGCTTTACCAGCACGAATTTGCGGTTCTAATAAAGCCTTTTCTTTTTGCAAAGCATTAGAACTACGACTGAGATCAACTATGTCGCTTAAACTCATTCCTTTAGGAGCTTCTTTATTGCCATAAATGCTAGGATCAATAGTTTGACCCATTGATGGTACTGAAACTCCGCTTGTGCCGATTGCCATATTTTTTTCCTTAATCCGCTATAAATCCAGAAGTTGATGGCCCACCACCAATAGGAGTTGCAGTCATTGATAAACCAGATGGCATTGTAAAGTCTCCAGCACCAGTAAAAGCACCACCGCCACCAGAACCACCAGCAGCTATTGAGCTAGTATTCATAGGTTGATTCATGCTATTTAATGCGCTGTAACCAAGCATATTGCCTGCTGTATTAGCTACACCACCATAAATATTGCCTTGTGCAATTTGACTAGCAGCTTGAGCGTTTGCTGCGCCAATGCCTAAGTTAGCTACGTTTGTGGCTGTGCCAATTTGAGCGTTTGCAGAACCTGTAGCACCAGCAAGGCCTAATTGAGCTTGATTCAAATTCATAGTATTAATATTGCTTCTTTGGGCTTGATAATTATTAAACGCATTTTGATACGCTGTACCAGCATAATTTTGCGTATAGTCTTGTAAAGCCTTTTGAGCATTACCGCCTGCTATGCCACCTGTAGCATTATTTGCTTGTTCATTACCTAATTGCCCTTGTTGTAGTTGAAAAGCATAATTAGGGGCTAATTGAGAATTTAAATCTTGATTACTAAATTGATTATTAAAATATGCGTTATTAGAAGCAAGATTAGATAGCGCAGTAGTTCCTGCTGCTGAATAAGGGGTAAATTGTTGTGATGCTTGTTGCCCAGCAGCAAGAAGATTGGCTTGTTGCGCCATAGCAGCATTAGCTTGCGTATTGGCAGCATTTTGCGCCCCTTGCCCAGCCATATATCCACCAACTAATGTTCCACCTACTACTGCTACGGCTACCCAACTCATAATTTACCTTCCAAAGCCATTTTTTGGCTTTCAATAACAATTTTTTTCAATTTATTACTTGAATCAAATAAAGCAAGTTCATCAGGTTCAATCAATTCTGCCTCTATTTCATCTAAATCAGTTTTATCTGTTTTATGTACAGTAATTCCTATAGCATCAGACAAAGCAAAAGTCACTCGTTTTGTTCCAGGTTTAGACTCGATTATATCGCCTGGAAGCAGTTTTTTCATCCCATTTTCAGTCCAAGCTATTATTTCTCCCATAGCGCACATAAAAAAATGATCTTTTAGGTGAACTTTACCAACAATTAACGTACCGGCTGGTCTAGTTAGCTTTCTACAATACATACCTTCAGAGAAGTAATGTTCTGTTTTAAGTTCAACTTGTGGCATACAAGTCATTTCTGCTTGTAATTTTAATATTTGTTCTTGGGTAGGAATACCCATTTTTTCAATAATGTCAGACATTGTAATAAGGCACTTTATAAGGTTTACCAGCTACTGTAATGTTAATAAAGCCTACAGGATTGCTAGGAAGCGTTCCTGTCCCTTTTGTTGCGTTTGTTGCGCTTGTAAAGTTCAATATATTCAAAAAATACTGTTGCCATGCCCTTGTAGGCATTTTTGTTTGTTCGTCTAAAACAGGTGTATTCGGGTAACTATTTGATTGACTGTTACCCCATAAGACATTAGCCATTAATTTTCCCCTGCGCTTGCTTTAAGGTTAGCAGACACGATTACAGCGTTTATAGGGTCTGTAACCACTACTTCATAGATTCTATCTCTTGCCCAGCCTAATCTGCGCCAAATAATACGATTTTTGTATCTTCCGACTTTACCAATTCCTGACCAATGCTCGTTACTCCATGTTGAGCCACCATCTGATGACCAACGTAACATAGCTTGAGGGTTTGCACCAATAGTTTCAGCATTTAAAGGTGGATCGGTAATACCTTCTAAACCTACGCCTGGCTGAAATTGTATTTGTAATTCGTCAAAATATTGACGTTGTAAGTCTGTAGTTAAATGTGGGCATCTACGCAATCTGCGTATTGAATCGCTATTATCTGTGTAATTGTTAGGGTCTAATTGATAGATTTGACCATTTTGCCAATCACCTACTAAAACTACGTTTTGAAAGAAAGCAGAGCAATTTGAGCGATGACGATGATAATTATTTTGACTATCTGTCCATAGCCATTTATGCCATAACTGAGTCGTAATGTCATACACCCAAGTAATATCAAGACTAGGGAACGTCACTACATAGCACTCATGGCCCTCTAATTGATAAGTATAAGCAATAGCATCAGAAATGCTTTGATTAACAAGAGTGTTTTCTACAGCATGAGTTGATATTCTTTGAGGAAAATATCCATTCATAATGACTATTTCAGCTTGCCCACGATTGTTTTTAGCTACATAAGCAAAAGAATTGCCTAAACGAGCAATTGAATTGGCTGCGGCTAAACCATGTTGACTTGATGAGCCAGGAATTCTTTGAAAAGCAAATGGGAATGTACCTTGATCTGCCCATACTTCTGAAGTTTGTTCACCTAATAAATAGACTTGTCCATGATCGCAGACTAAAGAAACAAGGTTATCAGGCCCTGTAAATTTGCTTGCATAGCTTAATCCATAAGTAATAGGGCTTAAAAGATTAGAAGCTGCCCATTGTTGGGTGCTTGGTCTGTTATAAACAAAGTAATTATCTACTATATCTACAATTGAAGCACCTTGAAATGCGCCATCAGAGCTAGGTAATACGCTAAAGTTAAGCAAATACATTGTTTCAGACGAAACAGTTTGTGATCCACTTACTACATAATTACCTGTTGAACCTGATCCTGTACCAAAAGTGAGATTAAGGGTTAACCCTGTTCCTGCACCATTTGAAGATGTAGAAGCTGGGTTTGTAGGAATAGAAGTATATTGACCGGCAAATGTTTGAGTCAATCCAGTAACAACGCCTGCTGAAATAGACGATACAGTATAAGTAGCTGGGCTTGAGCCATAAACACCACCTAAGACAGTTATAGTGTCATTTATAGCGTATCCTGTGCCGCCTGTAGCAATAGACTGACTTAATACAGTTCCAGAACCTAAAGCTGTAACTACAGTATTAGAAGCTACACTTGTTCCTTGAATTGTTTGACCTGGGTAAATTGTTCCACTTGTAACGGCTGTTACAGTAAGGGTTGACCCTGATATAGAAGCTGTTATAACACCAGCTACAGCAGCAGAGTTCATTTGAATAGCAGTTGCAATACTAGCTGTGTTATTGATTGTCCAAGTTGTTCCACTACCGCTAACAATAACTGTTTCGTTAGGAACGCCAATACCAAACAATGATTGATTTACAGCAATTGTGCCGCTAATTACTCTTGTTATTGTAAGAGTCGTTCCTGAGATTGTGCCTTGAAATACTGCTGCGCTAGGTGCTGAAATACGCCATGTATAGCGATATGATCCATCAACTATATATACGTTTGTTCCGTTATCACTAATGCCTACTTGACCTGTTGAGCTATTTAATTGCCCAATAATTGTAGGGGTAAAAGTAGAATTTAAAACGTAAACGTATGGGCCACATACTGCAACGCAATATTGACCACCGCTTACTGTTCTCATACCACGAACTACTTGGGCATTTTGCAAAGTAACTACGTTAGTAAGACCAGGCGTGGGATAAAGTGCGACAACACCTCTTGCGCCTTGACCTTTAGTTGGGTCAATTTCAGGCCGCCAATTGATGCACTCTTGGTCATCTTGATAAATAGACGGAGCTGTGTACGATGCGCCAACAAAGCCAAAATCCATAATTATTCGCTTTCCTTGTATGAATCACCACGTAACAAGGTTTTCATACTAGCACGACTTAATTCAAATTTTTCCATTAATTGTAAAACAGTCATACCATTTTTCCTAAGTAATCTAGCTTCTCTAGCTTGATCCATTGTAAGTTTGCAACGTGGGCCAGAATCTTGTGGAAATCTTTTTTGTCTGCCTTTGGCAACTTTATCAGCCATATTATCAGCATGAGTGCCAACCCATAAATGTTTTGGATTACAGCAAGAAGGATTGTCGCAAGTGTGTAAAAGAAATCCTGAATTATCTGTAAATTTGGGCGCACTAAGGTTAATCGTGTTTGGATAAGCAAGCGAATAAATGACTCTATGAGCATAGTAGCCTTTGTCATTAATCCAAGTCCTTCCATAACCATCATGATTTATAAAACCTTTCCAATTCCAACATTCATCTTTGCTACGTTTATCAACTTTGCTCCAAAGCACTTTAGGAGTGTTTGCTGGTTTTCCTGGCGCACCTATTTCTCTGTTTACTTTTCTTGCGTATGCTTCGTTATCTTTTAATCTTTTTATTGCTCTGTTTACTTTTAATTTTTCTGCTTTTAATTCTGCTAGTGTTTTCATGATAAGAATCCTTTGTTAGAATCTTTATTATATCACACTATCGAACAAATACTCTATCTAAAGAAACCCCCACTCAAAATCCATCCTGCATCTTTTTGTCTGCTTGCCAACATAGCATCAGCAAATCGAGCAGATTGAACAGGTTTCATATTGATACGTTTAACAGTAGCTTTAGCTTGAGCAGCATAGGCGTTAATCATCGTTATTTGCGTTGCACTAGATTTTCCATACATAGGCATCAAACGCTCTGCTAGACACCATCTGAGAGCCATTGTGTAGCCCTGTGGAAGAATAATCGTATCATTTAGATTTGTATAGCTTTGAAACAAATTATCTGTAAAAATGTGCATTTCGCCTTGCGATGGATTAGGCCATACATAGATGTTTCCTAATGTTTCGCTAGGCTGATAATAAAGAGCTTTAGGCCAAGGCCCATTTAAAGTCTTTAAACCAATCATTTGATAATCTTCTACTGCAAGAATAGAGATTGGGTAGTCCAAGCCACCATTTACAATAGGTACACCATTACTATTAGTATTAATGCGTACAAATGCTGAATCAATGCTTAATGGGCGTTGATAGTAAAGGTTGATAGTTTCAGAGCTTACAGTTTGACTAATATTTAAACGATATGTGCCTGCTTCATTGACGTTGTTTCCTGCGCCTGTGAGCATGGCTACAATTTTAGTTCCTGATGTAATTCCTGTACCACTAAGGGTTTGCCCTACGTTAATTGCGCCAGAAGTAATGCCTGTAACAGTTAAAGTTGTGCCTGAAATTGATCCTGTGATAATTGCGCCTATTTGACCACCAGGGCCAATAGTATATTGAGTCTGACCAGGAACGATAGGAAATACAATTTCGTTCTTGTAATAGACCATCATTTCTTCGTTTGACCATTGATCTATTAGATCATTGAGCATATCAAAAGCATCTTGAGCTGCATCTGCGCTAGGGCTTTCCCCAGCCTCTAATGCGCCTATGTCTTTTAATGCTCTAGAAACAATATCGTAGGGGGTTGTCATAGTTGAACCTTAAATACTTGTGGTTTCCAAGGCATAGGAACTGGTTTATGTAATTTTAACGCTTCTACTTGATTTTCGATACCCATTTTGATATGGTTTTTGCCATCAAAAATAGCTTCATTTTCTAACCAACCAATAATTGTGCTTTCTGTAATTTGTGCAAAAGGCACTTTTTCAGTAGGCTCTTCAAAATAAAAATTTCCTTCTGTTTCTACAGAATATTCACCTTCTGTGCCTATTAAATGATATTTAACACCTGTAATAACAGTATCTTTAGCAAATACTTCTAAAATTTTCCATTTATATTCCATGATTATCCTATCAATGCCTTTACTTCATCTTGGGTTAAACCTAATGCGGCTAGTTTAGCTAGTGCAGAAGCCTTTGCAGTTATTGGTGCTTGAATGGCATCAATAATGGCTTGTTTTTTAGTTTCATTAACTACTACTTGACCATCTACTAATTCCCAAGCATTAAAATACTGATTGTCAGTAGGTAAAGAATTGGTATCAACAATCATTGCACCTTCAGGACAATCTTTAACTAACACTTCTTCAATAGACAATTCACCAGTAGGGGTGCAAACTGATACACCGCCATTGGAGTTAGTAAAAATAATTGCTTGTGTCATTTTGGTTGTCCTTTATTAATCAAATACTGCGGTACATACAAATCTAGTAGCAAATTGCCCAACACCATAAACACCTGTATTTATTGCGTAAGTTGTTGTAGTTGGAGTAACTGCATTACCACTATTATCTGTAAATACTGTTGCCGTAACATTTCCGTTTGAACCAGTTGATGCTGTAGCAGTTGCAATAGCGGCATAATCTGCATTAGGCAAAGCGTTAGTTAAATTTACTGTGTAATACCCAGTTGAATTTACAGTAATGCTTGAAACATTGTATGAAGCAGAAATAGTACCGCTATTATTAAATTTAGCCCAAGCCTTTGCAGAACCTTTAATAGCGTTAGTAGAAGAAGTGCTATTAGTGCCGTCTGATAGGGTTGTTGTAGTTAGCGTTGTTACTGTGCCTGTAGCAATAGTTCCACCAGCAACTAAACCAGCACTAGCTTGTGTAGTGGCGTTGTTAAATGTTAGACCATTAGTCCCATCAATAATCATTGACATTATTCATTCTCCGCTGGTAATGGTGTGTTGCCTTCAGAAATCCATTTTAGGTAGGCTTCATCAAATTCATTGCAAGTAACTCGGCATAAACCATCATCGTCAATTTTGGCATAAATTTTAATGCCATCTTGATTTGTTCTTAATAGTTTGTATGTCATCATAACTCCGCAGAAACAGCTAAATAACCAGCCGAATTTAAATATCGTAATTGGCATCCACCGCCAGCAACTAAACCAGCAGTAACAGTTCCAACAACTGAAACTGTATTTATCGTTGCATCGTTAAATGATGGTACTGCACTACAAGTAGTATCTGTATTTAAATTAGAAATAGCATAATGAGATGCAGTTCCATCTGTTTCTAATGCCGTTGGAGAAGTTCTCATTGATACAGGCATATTTAATACATGAAGTGCTTGAGTTGTAGTTGTGATATAGCCTGATAAAACTCTAGAATTTCCCGAACCATTAATTATTTTGTAATAGTAACGCTGACACAATGCTAACTCTTGACCATACTGACGATATTCAAATCCAGTAGCACTACTACCTACTTCTAGTTGAACACCAGTAATGTAGAAGGTTGCTCCGCTTGTTCCTACTACGGATGTATTTCCAGTTGCACCAAAATAAGCTGAACCAGCCCAAGTATTAGCAGTTCCCAAGTATGTTGAGCCTGAACCTAAATTAAAGAAAACTCCAATACCACGACTATTGGTTGTTAACCAAGTTCCGCTTGTATCACCAGCAATAGTAATGCTAACTGTTGTCCAAGTGTTTGCAGAAGAAACTGTAAAGCTAAATGGATAACTTCTGTTTTGTGCCCCATTTTGCAAAGCACCACCAAAAGTTCCAGTCAATGAAGAATAAACTTGAAATGACAAAGTAACTGTTTTGGCATTAGCAGTTCCCCAAGCTAAATCTGCACAATTAAATCCTTCAATAAATTGCTGAATATAAAAAGCATCTCCAGAAGCTACTGAATAAGCAGAGGATGAAGTAATTAATAAAGAGTTAGAAAATCCTACTGGTGCTGTTGAAGATTGTTGTGCTGTAAATTTAGATGCTTGAGTTAATCCACATCCCCATCTATCTAAACTAAATTGTCCGTTTGTAGGGGTAATACTAGCACCAGCATTTCTTTGGTCAATAACCATCGCACCATTGATAATACGATTACGCATAACAGAACTAATAGGGCGCAATACTCCACCATTTGAATCAGTTATAGTATCGCCGCCATATGTAATGCTCATGCTAATTGCTCCGCAGTTGGTTTAGCTAGTGTTGGGTGATTCCAAGAAGCAATGTAATCGCCTTTGCCGTCTGAATCGTTTTGAAGTTGAATTGTTCCTCTTGGGGAAAAATCGTCATCTGTTAAAGATGGGTAAATTGCTTTAATTTTTTCGTATAAATTCATTATGCAGTCCTTACAAGGCAACCTGAAGCAAAAGTGTAATTTAAAGAAGCATTGATTGTATAACTTGCAGTACCTTGTGCATAAGCATAAAATTCAATGTAATCAGTTGAGCCATTGCAATAAATAATATTGCTTGCAGTTCCTATTGCCGTAGTTCCGCCTGACGCAGATAAATATTGACCAGAACTAAAAATGCTTCCATTTTTATAAATAAATGGCTCTATTATTGTTAAAGCTACGGATGTTATATAAACACACATATTAAATTGGTAATACCCAGCTACTGTTGGTGTAAAACGATAATTAGATGTATTAAAACAAGAAGCAGAATCGTAAAGTTTTGTGTCAAAAGCTATTTTATTAAGTGTGCTAATTGTCAATCCTGTTTGATTAGCACTTGAATAAACGCTAAATACTGGTTGATTACCTGAAACTAAAGCAGTACCAGTAGCGGCAGGAAGCGTAATAGTATTTGTACCAGCTACGGCTGGGGCGGCTAATGTAATAGTACCGCTTGTATCGCCTGAAATGACTACTGAACTCATAGAACCACCCACCTTTGACCTGAACTTACTGTAACTGATTGACCGCTTGCAATTGTCATAGGACCAACACTCATTGCATTGTTTCCTGTGGCTATTGTGTAGCTTGTAGATACAGTAGAACTATTTAGTTGTAATCCGTTAGAAGCTATAGTGATAGGTGAAGTTAATTCGCCTGTTGATGGCTTATAAAGATATTTAGTTGAACTTGTATATTCAGTTGAAGCAGTACCGCTTGTTACTCTTGCATATAGTGGGTAATAAGCAGTTGCAGAACTTGTATCGTCTGAAATTGTTACGCCTGTTGCTGGTGCGGCAGCCCAAGTAGGAACACCACTAGCTAAAGTCATAATATAGCCGTTAGTACCAGCCGCTAAAAATGTTGTTGCACCGCTTCCTGTTTGATAAGGAACAGAACCATTAGCACCGCCAGCTATATTTGTTGCTGTAGTTGCTGAAGTAGCAGAAGTTGCAGTTGTGGCATTACCTGTTAATGCTCCTACAAAAGTCGTGGCACTAAAAGAACCAGTAGAAGGAACATATTGAAGTTTTGTAGAGCTAGTGTCTATTGTGTTTGTAGTGCCTGAAGTAGCATTTACAAATACAGGATAAAACACGCTTGCAGATGATGTTTGGTCACTAATCGTTACGGCAGTTGTTACTGTTGTCCATGATGGAGCAGAAGTACCATTAGATGTTAAAAACTGACCTGTTGTTCCATTGGCTACAAAAGCAGTTGTTCCAGCTCCAGTTTGATAAGGTATTTGACTAGCAATACCACCAGCAAGATTAGTTGCTGTTGTTGCTGTAGAAGCTGATCCTACTGACAATGTGCTTTGAGCAACGTATTGTGGTGCAGAGCCAGTTGACGTTAATACATAGTTTGCAGAACCAATACCTAAAAACGTTGTTGCGCCTGCGCCTGATTGATATGGCAAAGAACCAGCTAAACCGCCTGATAGATTAGTAGAGGTTGTAGCTGATGCTACTGCACCACTAACAATAGAGCCTAGAATTGATGTAATCCAAGTAGGATTTGAGTAGCTACTAGTTGTATATACACCATTCGTTACTGTAGCAGCGTTGCCTGTAACATTTATTCCCCATGTGCCACTTGCGCCTGTACCTGTAGTGCTAGGTGCGCCAATAGTATTGTAAGAAATAGTCTGAGCAACAGAGCCATTAAAAGTTGTGCCTGATGCTGCGCCTGTACCACCATTATTAAATGTAACGCTATTAGTTACACTTCCGGCTGTGGTAGCTGATCCAGCAGAGCCACCAATAGATAATGAAGTTGCTGTGCCTGTTAGCCCAGTTCCAGGACCGCTAAAACTACTATTAGCAGTAATGGTAGTACCAGTAACAGTTGAAGCAGTAGAAGCCCCAATAGTTGTGCCATTGATTGATCCACCTGTAATTGCTACGTTATTGGCATTTTGCGTTGACATTGTGCCAAGCCCAGAAACCTGAGTATTAGCAATTGCGATACTTGTATTCGTTACGCTAGTGACTTGACCTTGAGCGTTTGTAACAAAAACAGGAACTGCGCTTGCAGAACCATAAGTGCCTGCTGTGCCTGTGTTTGTAATGCTAAATGTATAGCCTGTAAGACTTAATCCTGTGCCTGCGCTATAAGTAGCTGAAGTCGTAAATTGCGCCCAAGTTACAGGAGTTACGCCTAATGTACCGCCAGGAGTTACTGTACAGAACCATGCGCCACCAGCTTGTGAACCATATTCAATAAATGCAATAGCTGAAACTAACTCATTCCATGTATCTGCATCTGTAGAACGAGTCCAAGCACCGCTAGAGGCAATATAAATGCCATTGTTAGCACTTGTACTCTGATTTTTAACAATGACTCTATCGCCTGATAAAGTCGTGTAAGTGTCAATTGTTTGCAGACCTGAAAGCGTAATATTGGCTGTTGTTGCACAAGCTACAGGTTGTTTCCAGCTTATTCCAGCAGCATACGATTGCAAAGCAAGCAAGTTAACAATGTCAGTAGCACCGCTAGGTTGAGTTGTTATTTGACCTGTAGTTGTTGTGATATTAGTAAAAACCCCAGTAGATGGGGTAGTAGCACCAATAGTCGTGCTATCAATCGTACTATTTGTAATGGTTAACCCTGACTGAACAGGGTTAGTAGTAGCGTAAAAGGGCATATTCTGCCCTATAAACGTATTAAAAGACCCATCCAAGTTAAAATACGCTTGGACAGGCAGTAGATTCTGAGTTACAGAATCATTTATGTTTGCCATAAATTACCCTTAATAGGCAATACAGTTAATTAAAACCACATCTCCAGCAGACATATTTGCAGCAGCACCTGTTGTAACAGAATAGCTAGTAAATGTAACTGATGTTGCTGTGCTACCTGTTAGCTGTAAAAACAATGAACTACCACTTGTTACATCGGCAGCAAAAGAAAGCCATCCATTAGGGGCTGTAGGAAGGCTAATTGTTCCGTTAGCTGCGCCACCTGTGCCAACTGTTACTTTAAAACAAAAAGTGTTATTAGCAAGAACAGTAGGGCCTGTGCCAAAACCGCTAGAAACTGTAGGAAGCGTGGTAGAAGCAACTAAATTATTGCCAATAGACAATGAACTAGCATTGTATGGGGCATATAAAGCATTACCACCTTGACCATATAGACCTAAACAATTGTTATTAGCATCGTATTCAGCCTGAACTGGCAATAGATTGATAACTGAACTACTTGCTACGCCTGGGTTTGCCATAATTATTCCTTAGTTTTGATCGACCATAGGCAATACATATAGCGTATTAGCTGTTCCAATAGCTGTAATAGCAAAGCTAGGCGGTACAGCAATCACAGTAGGCTGTGACATTGAAATGCCTAAAACAAAGCTCTGTGAGCTATTTCCACCTGTTGGGAGAACGGCTGCTGGTGCAGTTGTCGTTGTTCCTGCAACGGCTGGAGCAATAGTAATAGCGATAGGTGTTGTACCTACGTTTAAAAAGCCACAAAAGTTCGCTTGATCATTACCATTAGGGGTAATAGTTACAGAAGTTGAACTAGATGTAGTTACTGATATGGCCGTTGTCGGGCCAACAAAGCGGTAAGCTGATACGTTAGCCATGATTTATCCTTAAACAGCAGTAGATGGTGCTGGGCCTTCTAAGCGAGTAATTTGAATAGCATACAAGCCAGAAGCTGGAGTAGCACTAGCGGTAGCACAGTTTCCAAATTGAACTGACAATACGTTTGCAGTTAAGCAATCAGCTTCAGCAACAACAATACCAGCAGTTTGTGTGCCTTGATAACCAATAACATTTACAAAATCAGTAGTTTGTAAGCCAGGAACGCTAAAAGTCTGTGCAGCAGTTGTATTTAAAGCAACTTGGGCTGGAGTTAATGATGGGGTAATATAAAAAGTTTCGTGGGAATTGCCACGAGTAACTGTGGTACTAGACATAATTTTTCCTTTGCAAAGGGGTAGTGTGGTAAATCTACAACTATTTTACATTGTTTTGTTGATCTCTCAAGTGTTTTCCACAACTTCCTTTAAAAGTTTTGTAGCCAATGTGACCTAGCTCAAATTCAAGATTTGCCCATACTTTGCCACCTATATCTACCCATCTTTGGCAAAAACTAAAATCTTCACTTAAACGATTGCCGTCAGGCGTTTCATAAGGATCAAATAAAGGCCAAAACTGACTGTTTTCACTTGTGCTTCTTAAAGTCTGACGAGGATATGCTTCAATCATCTTTTCGGCACAATTACGGCTAATCTTCATAAAGCCACCTGGCAAGCCTAATACTTCCATTAACCCTGTTTCTGGGTCATTACGATATTCTTCTTTTATGCCAATTTTAAAAGGCCATTCAAATGGGTCTTGTTTTTTAGGGTAAATACCACCTACTACATCTACAGGGTAATCAATTAACTGAATTAACGCTCCTGGCTCCCAAAATACGTCATCATCAATAAACACTAGCGTATCTGCTTTAGAACGTACAAAAGCACCAAATAATGCGCCTCTTGAGCCTGCTATATCGCTATTACCAATATCTTCTGCAATACTAAATTTATCGCCACGACCAATAATATTGATAGCATCTAACAAAATAGCTCTCATAGTCGGAAAATGTACCTTTGCTGAATAGCAAGGCATTGCAATCATTACATTTTTCATAAACTCCCCTCAGAATGTTAAAAACCCACCCTTTTTTAAGGGGTGGGCTTCTATTTTACAACAGATTACTGTGCTGACAAATCGTAACCATATACATATACGTCAATTGTGCCTGTTACAGCAGCAGAAGATACGTTTACATACAAAGTTTGAGCAGATGTTGCACTTGCTACTAAAGTTGCAGCTACAACTGATGCGTTAGCGGTAGTTGTGTTAGTTGCTAAAGCCGCTTTAGTGTAAACAGCCGTACCACCAGCAGATAAGCCTGTGTAAACACCTAAATAAGTGCTTGCTGTAGATACTGCTGCGCCAGCGTTGTTACAGTTAGCCGTAATAACGGATACTGGAACATAGCTAGTTACATCAATTACGTTAACTGCGGTATCACCTAAAGTTGCCAAGCTAACACCTTGAGCAGTTGCGATCAAACGCAATGCTTGGTTAGAGCCTAAAACTTGTGGGTGAATCGAGGTAGTTACTGCTGGTCCTGGATTAGACATTTTAGTTTCCTTTCGTTATTCGTGAATTAAGCTGCAACACGGCAAGCGAGTTCAGGATACAAGTTAGCCCAACCATACAGAACGTCTAAACGAGTAGGAATAGAGTCGTTGTTAATGGTGTATTGACGAACTACACGCATTGACAGACCGATTTCCTTGTCGCTTGCACGACCAGCAAAGTGAACACCCTCTGGCAACTCAAGGTCGGCTACTGCTAGAGTAAACGCATTGCGGTGCATGATGATGTTTTGTGGGGAAACAGTACCAGAGCTATTAAAGAAGCTAACAGCAGCAGTTGCTGAAGTAGAAGGGATAGATACGTTCTGGAACTGACCAGCAGTAATAACCGCAGGGCTTACGTTAACAGTAATCGTGCTACCTGAACCACTAACAGCAGTATTAACAACAAAGTTGCGTAGCTTGTTTGAACCATAAGCCTGACGATTTTGTGGGTTAACTGCATAAACGCCAGCGATTGTGAATGTATCGCCTTGGTTTAATGAAACACCATTGGTCAATGTCAAAGTGATGTTTGAGCTTGATGCCCAACCACTTGTCAAGAAACCAGTAGCAGTTGTAGTTGCTACAGTAGCTGTACCAGCAAAAGAACCGAATGTATGTGCTACAACGTTCTGATCCATCTTCCAGTTCATACCAGCAGAGTCACGACCCATCAAGCCTTTACGATACTGTTCGCCAATAGCTTCTTGTGGCACAAATAAGCCTTTCAAGCTGTCAACGATAGTAGCGGAAGTAAACGGCTCAACGATACATGATCTACGACCATCACGTGGTGCGCCTTCAGAGTCAAGGTAAGCAGCAGCAGTCAAATAGGTGATCAAACCTGTTGGTGGAGTGCCAGCAGTACCGACAATATTGGCGGTGTTGTTAGCGGCCTGTAACGTACCGTCACGGTCGATTTTGTTCGCAATTGCAGCACATTCTGTTACTTCGGCTTTCGCCTACTGACCATTTCTGGCGGGGCAACTTCTTCGAATCACCCTCTAGAACTTTGTTTACATCTAGTTGCGTTCTAGTTCAGACTATCGCATCCCATTTCAGGGCCATCCCACTTAGTCGTTCAGGCTGCACAGAGTTTCCTCTTGCTTGCCCCTTGTTGTCCTCTACAGGAGTTCCAAGTCAATCAGGGACAGTTTTCCTAGCTCTTAGTGAACTAGGCCGCTACTGTTAACGGCTGGCTTCAATACACGATCAGAGAACATATCTAAAGACAATGCCAAATCTTGTGTTGTGAACTGTGTGTCAACGTGGAACTGTGTTGACAAAGTTACAGGCACAGAAGTTTCATTGAAATCTTCTACGTTCAGGGCTGGCCCTGTAGTTCCAATAAAGCGTCCAGGTTTCATTCTGTTACTTTCAGTCTTTCGACTTACTG